TGCCCCACTCTGCAACTACCGTTACGTTTTCATGATTAGCAAGCGCGTATCTGACTACATCCACACACAAGCTCGAAACGTTTACGTACTGACCAAATAAACTTGAATCAACTTCCCAACTTTGTGTTGGAAAATTAAATAACCCTTCGATCATATCCCCGCCAAACATGATGGTTACATCTTTCACCGGATGATCTGCGCGTTGCACATCTGTAATGCGTACCGCTTTTTCTGCAAATGCCATAACACGTTTGCGCATAATTTTCGAATCGTAACTAACGGTTTTCTTTGCGCCTTGCCAATCCGTTAAGTGCCATAGCGCAACTTCCGTAGCCTTACGCCTTTTATCTAATGTAGGGGGCGTAACATTTTTAATTGCGCCAAATGACAGAGCGGCGTCTTTAGCCGCGTTAATTGTTGCAAAAACTAATTCATCCGTACGGTGACGGGCTTCTGCTAATTGTTTTTGAGTTCGCGCTAACGCTTGACGCAATAACTCCGAATTTGATTCTTCGGCTATTGACTCTTCAAGCGCCACAGGTTTTACACCATCCGTTGCGGTGACGCGTTATTGTTCCCTCTGTTACATCTATTCCCTCTTTACGTAACGCCCTACCTAACACGCTTGCCTTAATAGATCGATCAAATAACGCTTTATCTAATATAGCAATATCTTCCGGCTTCATGGTTTGCTTTGCTTTCGTAACTGAACAGATTGCCGCGCGAGGTGAGTTAATTACTTCTTGCTCTATTGAATCCGCTAGACCCATCATTACTCCATTCGTTAAGGAAAAGGGTAACAAAAAAAGCCCCCCACCGCTGTAGGTGAGGGGCGTTTCCTGAAACTAATTACTTTTTCTTAGCAACCTTTTTTGCTGACTTTTTAGCAACCTTTGTGATCTCTTTTTCAGCCACGTCTGCAATCATGCCAAAAGCAGGATCATTTGGGTTTAATGCTCGGATTGCAGGTCCAACTATTGCAACCACTCCCGCAATAAGTACGGCTTTCCAATCTGTTTCACCCGCTGAATAAACAGCAAGTCCAGCCACTACAAATGAACGCGCATAAGAGGCGAGCATTGATTTCATCTTTTCTTCCATTTTTACTCCCTTGGTCGGGCTACAGCCATGATGGTCTTGTAGTCACGCTTTTTTAAGTAGTAGCCGTCGCCGTTGCTCTGACTACCGGATTTACCCGAACTTGTATTGCCTTCGTAAACCTGTAAATATTTTAAAACAGTATTATGGTACTTTACAATTCCCACGTGATCAGCCGCGGCGTCCTCGTCAAATTGGAAAAATACAATGTCCCCGCGTTGAGCCTGACCAATAGGCACAATTTGATTATTCTTAGCAAGATATTTTAACCACAGGTCGCACGAAGCAAACCCTTTTTTAGTATTAGCAACCGACTTAATAATCCCCGCGTCGAAATACATTTTTGAAGCAGACATAGCGCACCACGGTTGATTATTCATTCCGAACCATTTGCCAAAAGTAGTATCGTTATTTGCACCTTCTGTATAACCTATTGAAGCGTTACACAATTCCATAACCTTATTTATACTCATCATCTTCCCTTAATTAGTAAACTGTAAATATCGTCTACGCGACTTTCTAAACGTTTAATACTTTGACCTTGTCGATTTTGCTCGTCTCTTAAACTTGATCCACCGTTCGGTTTTAATTCCGCAAGATAATGTTTTACTAGCCATCTGACCAAAGCGGTAAACCCGCCTAGTAAGGTCATTACGCTTACGGCTAGTGCAGCCCAGTTAGTTGCGTTCATTATGTAATTGCACCTTTCGGTTATAAGTTTTTAACGTTATGATTAATTCCGTTGTAACGGACATACAGTTTTGTATCGGTGCTATTGATCCACATATCGCCCTCTTTAGGGTATGTCGGATTGCCAGCAATAATAGGTACTGTAAATCTGTACGCAGTTTCTAACCTACGTAATCTTTTATCTAATTCGTCAAACATTACAGACAAAGCAGGGGGCAAATTAATATATGGCACGTTTGCTCCTAACTTGGATCTGCAAGAGTAAGTGTAACGCGTTCAGGCGAACTTTCGCCGGGGTCTACGTTAATTGCAACAATTCTTTTAATATCAGTAAACCCGTAACCTGTTCCATTATTAGAGAATCGATCATCCGTAATTCTTAATAAACATTGATCGCCCGTTTTATATGATCCCAATACCGGATCGACGTAGGCAGGAAGCGTAATTTTTGTAGTATTAATCGGGCTTTGTTTAGCCAATACTTCCGCGCTTGTAATATTTCCTAAAAGCGTTGAATCGTAAACGTCATTGTAGGTTGCCGTATCTTCAAGAAATGGCCATCCGTCTGTTAATTGTGAAGGCACACTAGCCGTTGCAATTAACTTACCTTCATTAGATCCGGGTCCGATACCGTAAACAGCATTAGCCGTTGTTGATCCATCTTCCGGATAATCGTATTCAACTAGGTTTCCGGGTAGTTCAAATACCAGCGCGGTAGGATCACTTTCGCTATACGTTTTTCCGCGGTACGGGTATTCCGTTTTTAATAACTTAACCGGATTAAGTCCTGAGTCATATTGCACATCAATATTAACGTCAAATCCATCTGTCGAAGTGGAAAGATCTTTAATCGCACCCCATACATCTTTTAATTCATAAGAATAATAAACACGGTCTACCGTTACGCCGGATGTATTGCTAGGTACGGTAATACCAATATTGCCGTTAGTAGCAGTTTGCGCCGTATTAACTAGGCTTTGAGCAACCGTTAATTGATCCACCGCGTTAAAGGCTTGACTAATTGATATGCGTCTACGTTCAAAATACGAGTCAAATTCACGTCCGGAGAATTGTAAGGTTTGAGTCGTTGAATTATAAGTACGAGTCCAAATAATTCCGCCCCATACTAAAACTCCGTCGCGGTCAATATACAGCGCGGTACGGGCAGGAATTGTTGAACCAATTATGTCGTATTGATTTTCGCGCACGTCAGAAATTTGCAACCGTCCGGAAAAAGATCCGGGCGAATTAAGTATCTGAGTAAATGAAACACCTGTTAAAGGAAACTCACCTAAAATAACATTGGTTACAAGGTCAGCAAATAAATAACGATAAGTGGTAGCCATATTGTCAGGCTTCCAACGTTACTAATTCCCATTGACAAGTTTCTTCATTTAGAATAAAAGAACCTTTATCCGGTTTTGGAGCAATAAAAGCGTCACGTACTTCGTCGTAAGTATCGCCAACACCTGCAAAGTTTTTACGAATGTTGCCGTTGTAAGAAGTCTTAATCCAAGTACCACCGAGGTTATCTATTAGCCATTGATAACCTTCGTCGGGTTTATTGTTGTCGCCAACGGTTACACGAAGCACAATGTTATTTTCATCTATCTCTGCCCAATGCGCCATTAGTCCACCTGTGCCTTTGTGTATCGAACAATTACTAAACCTGAACCGCCAGCACCCGAAGATGTACCAATAAAAGTTGAACCACCACCACCACCAGTATTAGCAGGTGCGTTTAAAGCGGTGCTGCTATAAGTGCCAGCAGTGCCACCACCAAAACCGCCTGAGCCTTGAAGAGTATTTCCTGAACCACCACCACCACCTGCATAGTAATAAGTTCCAGAAACATTTTCACCTGTGCTAGTTACACTTCCCCATGATGAATAAGTTGAACTTCCTGATCCACCCATACCAGCATTTGAACCTGCATTTTGTCCTACTGCTGCCGCACCACCACCACCGCCTGCTTTTGCAGTACCGGAAGCGGCTGCGCCAGTTCCACCAGCAAAACCTTGACCTGATGTACCAGCACCACCACTAAAACCTACATTGCCACCACTACCGTAGGTTGCTCCACCGCCACCACCTGATCCACCGGCAGCACCAAATAAAGCACCACCGCCACCACCTGTAGCGGTACTTGCACCTAATTGAGTATTACTTCCATTAACACCTGATGAATTTACTGCGGTTCGTGCTGCTCCACCGCCACCAATAGTAATAGAAATATTACTGCTACTACTTTGGCTTGTAAGCGCTAATAAACCACCTGCTCCACCGCCACCGTGAACATCACTATAAGCAGGTTGAGCGTCTTGTCCCTTGCCACCTGACGCGCCACCTGCAATAACTATAGCGTCAAAAGTTAGCGAGGCATTACTAATACCTAAAGTGCCGTTTGCTGTAAAAGTACGATAATAATAAGTTGCGTCAGAAGTTAAGGTTCCACCGGTTACAGTTGGTTTACCAATTTTTGACGAAGCGACAACACCTAAAATTGGCATTATGCAATATCTCCTACCGCTAACCAATTGTCTGTGCTTGTTTGAATAAGTGTAATTGTTGAATATCGTACGCGCGTTTTAGGCGTAGCCGCCGTCGCACCCGTTGAAACAATTGTTACAGGGTTAGGGCTAGAAGCACCTGTGATCGTTACTTGACCTACACCCAATTGAGTTAAAGTAATTTGAGTTCCTACCGGAAGAGCCTGAGTCGCATTTGAAGCAATTGTAACTGCAATAGCCGACGCGTTATTTAACGTCACTAATTTTTGCGCGTCTGCAACTACCAAAGTATAAGAAGTTCCCGTTTGCGCATTTACTACAATATTTGGATTATAAGTTGCCGCACTTGTTTGCGTTGTTCCATCTTGAAACGTAAGTGTACCGTCTACACCTACAGCAAATTTCTGAACTCCCGCTGAATTATTAACGCGAATTGCTTTACCTGATTGCGAAGCAATTGCATTAACTACGACGGTATTTGCAGTTGTAACTTGTGCGGTAAATTCATGTTCGCCTAATTGCGCTTGAACTCTTTGATCCGAAATATTTCCGTTAAGAATTGTAGTTACGCCGGCTCCTACCGTTACGTAAGCAAGAGTTATAGAACTAACAGGTGCAGCAGGTGCAACAGGCGTAGCCGCTGGCGTTCCTGTTACCGCTTGAAAAATAACTTGATTATTTGCACCCGCGTAATAAGAATCCTGAACTACCGCACAAATTCGATCAATACGTGGATTTGTTGGGTTAGCGGTTGCAATTGACAAACTCGTTGCCGCGTCATTATAAGCAACATAATATCCCTGTGTTGCAGTTGAACTTCCGGCGATAACCGCGTGACCTTCCGAAATTTGAACAGACATTCCCGGCGTTGCAGATTGCGCGACGATCATAGAAGCATAATCGGCTACACCCGCGCTTGCCCATAAAACGTTAGTCGCTGTTAGACGATCATTTTCCGCCGGATGAGATCCGTTTTGCAACCATGAAGGCGGTGTACGTAATGCCATTTTATCTCCTAGATATAAGCGTTGCGCCAAGATACTTGGCAGGTTGTATTTGCGTCTGTTCCTGTTGCTGTGTAAGTGTAATACGAATTTCCGGGTTCGGCGGCAAACCACGTAGACGAATTAACCAATATTGCCCGACGGCTAATTCCGTTAAGAGTGACAGACCGTAACCCTGTATCAATTTGTAAAACGTCACCTACTCCAAGCGTGGTATTAAACAATAAAAACTGTCCTGTTGTAACGTTTGTAATTCTAGGATTTACAGCAGACCCAGTAAGCGTAATCACCGGATAAGTTGTCGCCCACCCCGCGTTATAAATTAAGTTATTTGAACTTGTACCCCCACCAAAACTCATACCATTATCAAACGGATTTTGACCACTTGCTGGCGCGGTATTGTAAACACGATTATAGGTTCTGCCGATAGTTGAACTTGATCCAAATAAATCTGTTGTTTGTAACGTATCGTCATACCGCGCAGGATCAGGGCAGAAAAATTCATACATAGCAATTGCTTTGCCGTAAGTAAAATCCGGATCGACACGCAAAGCCCTGCGACGTACGCGAGCCTCTACCCGTTGAAGGCTAGACCCCGGTATTTGAAATTGTAAAGGCGCGGTTCCCGCTTGTTGAGGTTTTAACGTTGCTTGCATTAATTGAACGTTTTCCACCATAGAATTATTATTGCCAGCAAGAATTTGAATAGTCATAGTTATGGTTCGTCCGGATAAGAAATCTCTACCCGTAAACATTCCATCTTGGTATCCGCGGTTATCGTCTTGGTTACGAATTGCAGGCAGATCCTCTAACCCGTCTACGTTTAAAATTTGATACGGCGAATCTCCACCGCCAAAAACAAAATCATTAAAAGCAAACGAATATGAATTAAGGCTAGTTACTGTCACCCTGCTACCTGACTTCCTCTAGGCGCGACTGTTGTAGGTGAATACGCGGTATCCTGAGAAGTCTTAACTCCCCAAGCCGCTGCTGATCCAATATCGGCAGGATTTGCATTTGCGTTTGTCACGTAAACCTTAACTTCCGTTTTGGCTTGATTTGCCGCCCATAATTCTGCTTGACCAGTATAGCGCGCGGTAGATAAGACTCCCGCAGTTCCACCCAAAGCCGCCGTTTGTTTTTTGTTAGCCAAAGTTGCTTGAACCCACGCATTTGTTTTTGCTGAAATGTCAGGTAGCGGATCATACAAAAGTTTATTAGCGTCTGCTAATGCCGCTTCCGCGTCTGCTAATTCTTTTAACGCGTCCGCGCTTGCACTATCTTCTTGCGCACCCGCGCCAATTTTTGTAAGATCAATTTTAGTTACTTTTCCTAATTCCGCCAAAGCCGCGGCGATAGCCTGACTAATCGTAGTAACCATTGTATTAACGCGATCGGTAATCGCCGTAATCAATTTATCTAACGGATCTTCAACCGTTTTTAAACCGGTAATAAAATTTGTCATAGCAGCAATTGCACCGGCATTAAGGTCAATACTTAATTGATTAACGCCATTTTTACTTACATCCACAAGGTTAGCGTAAACACTCTTCATGCTTGCCTGAGTTGCCACATCCGCAGCAAGAATTTGATTAGCAAGGGTAACGCCTAGATCCGGTCCCGCTGAAATAATCTGTTCAATAAAATCTTGCGAGAATCCAGCCGCGGCTAATTGACCTGAAACCTTAGATAATTCTGTTGCGTTGCTATACGCATTTGTAAGCGCAGTTTGTAACTCTTCAATCGTTGCCGCGTACGGGCTACGCTCTTTACCTAACGCCACCGCTAAATCTTTTTTAGCCTTTTCTACAGCCGCTTTTTCCGCTTCAAAAATAGGCACAGAGGTATTAAGCAATACACCGCTATAAACTTTTGCGCTAACATTTGTAGCAAATTTATCCTGCGCGTCTTTTAACGCCTTTTCAGCATTTGCAAGTGATTCCTTAGCCGCTGAAATCGCCCCCGCTTTACCGCCTAGATCAAACGCCGTCGCACTCTTAAACGCGTCACGAATACTACGCACTCGCGAAATCACTTCATCAGCGTAAGCCTTTTGCGCGTTAGCAATCTTTTGCAACGCTTCCTGAGTATCCTGAGCCGCGTTAATCGCGTTATCTCGCGCGTTATCTACAGCCTCTTTTAATGCCTGAGTACGAGACTTACCCGCTTCGGTAACGTTTGTCATTGACCGCAGGTAAGCAATATCGGCTTCGGCAGATTTCTTTGTCGCTGAAACCAATTTATCTTGCGCTTTAGCGTATTCAGTTGTTGCCGCTTTTGCGTCATTAAGAGAGGAAACTAACGGATCAAGGCTTAATTTATCAATTTCTTTTCTGAGATCGTAACCCAATACCGCAGTTAAACTTTTACGAATTGTTTGAGCCGCTTGCAAAATAGCCTTAGCCGCGTCATTCCAATCCTTAGCCAAAGTTGCAGTTACTTTATCTCCACCCGGCGTTGCACCTGAAAAATCATTACCAGTTAATTTAGGTAAAGAAATTTTAAAATCAATTCCTTTAACATATTTTTTAGCGTCAAAATCATGCAACTTGTCGCCCATTTTTTCAAGCGCCCCGCTAACACCTACTAAAGAAGCCGCAGTTTCTTTTCCCCATTTTTGCATGGCTTTATCGCCGGTGAACCATCCCCATCCTTCAACAAAACGCAATAACCAATAAGTTAATTTAACTATTGCGTCCGCTGTATAAAAAACTATTGAAGCAAGTTCTGCAAAAAAATTAATTGTAGTTGCAGTTGCATTAACTACGTCTTTCATAATCTTAGGATTAGCGTTTAAATATTTAATAAAACGATCTAGCGCAGGTACGAGATTTTTATTAATAATATTAAGCATTAATTGAAATACAGGAATTAATAAAACACCAATAGATTCTTGCGTATCTTTAACAGCTGCTTTTAATCTATCTAATTGTCCAATAAAAGTATTTGCTTGCGTTTCCGCTTGACCTTTAAACATATCCGCAAGTTCGCCGGTAATTTTATTAAAGTCACCTGTTGCAAGCGTTGCGTCACTAAGACCCGTTTTTAATCTTGTTAACTGAGAATAGTTACCTTTATATGCCTGACCTAACGCGGTAGCAACTTGTAAATTATCCAAACCAGTTCCCGCGCTAATATCCATACTAAGACCTAATAGTTTTTGCGCTTCTGCTAGGTTACGAGTTGAACGCACTAACTGATCTAAGGATGGACGTAAAACGCTTTGTGAAACACCGGACGCCAAATTAAGTTGGCGAATATATTCCGAAGCGGCAGCAGCGGCTTCATCCGTCGCGCCTACGACGTTTTTTAAAGTAAGTTCTAACCGTCGCTGTTCTTGTTCATTTTCCGCACCCGCTTGCACCGCTTTAATAGCAAACACACCCACCGCAGCAGCAGCAGCGGCAATAGCAGCAGCAGCGACAGCCGCACCTACTTTAACTTTGCCAAAAAACTTTTCCATTGAGGTAGAGGAAGCAAGCGTGTGTTTGTTGAGATCTTGAACCTTACCGCTAATCTTTTCTAAACCTTCTTGCGCGCTCTTAGTGTCGGCAATAACTTTAAAAACTAGATCTTCAAATGTCTTTCCAGCCATTACTTTCCACCCCCTAACGCGGTTCCTTGCCATACTTGTCGAAGAATTGTGTCAAAAGCACCCATGCGTCGCAGACCTTCGACGGCAGGTACGAAATACGGATAACCGACTCCGGGCGTAAACGGAGTTCCGTCACTTCTCATTTTCCAATGTGGCGCACCGAATTCAACTTCACGTGCGTAAGTTGCAGTTGGTCCAACTACTACTTGGTATCCATTTAACCCCACAGGTCGCCCATTTGAAACAATAGAATCTAAAAGATTTCTACTTGCTCGGTTTGGTCCCGGTCCCGTTCCCGGTATGTGAGGTTCGCCCGGTTTGTGAGATCCCGTAGACGCATTAATTTTTGCTTGACGCTCTACTGCCGCGCCAATTTTTAATGCTGCCTCTTTTGGTTTTTCGCGAGCGTCTACTTGTAACTGCTTCAAGTCCTGCATGAACTTGTCGAAGTTTTCAAGTTTAATTCCCACGCGCTGATCTCTTTTCTTCCGCTATTTCTTCCATTGAAGAAGCAATTGCTATGATCCATTCAATTACTGCCGCCGGTTGCTCATCCACTTGGTTAGGTGTCCAACCAAATTTTTCAGCACAGATGTAGTAAAAGTATTCGTCGTCCGGATAAGAAAATTGTTCCGCCCTAGTTCCCGTTTTTATTAGGAATTTAAGTCGGTCTAATTGTCTTTTGGGCTGTCCTCACCGTCGTCCTTCGTAAAGGATGGAAATAAGGATTTGCGCGCTTCTTCTGCCTCTTCTGCCAATTTGTCATAATCCGGAATATCTAATTCCTCTAGCGATTCCATTTTAATGCTAGGCAAAATTAAATCGAAACTCCACTCAGTAACTAATAGCGCGATAACGCCATCAATAAGAGCAAGCCCCTGCGCAATACCTACATTTTGATTTCCTACCGCTAACAAAATCTTTTTGCGATCCTTAACCTTCATGGTCGATGGATCACGAAAAGTTGCTGTGTTTCCGCTAGGTAACTTAATTACTTTACTCATTTATTAACCTTCCTTCGTTTGCCTTCCTACTATTTAAGTATAGCCCGAAAGGGTGCAGAGGTGGTCGGGAAGGCGGGCGACCACGTACACCCTTCCGGAGATTAATTAAGCGTAAGTACCTGACGCCTTAGCGTTTTGTAGTACCCACTTAACGTTGCTGTAACCCAATGTAGATCCCGCGTCAGTTGTATTACCCTGAGCGTTAATATCTACCGCAATTGTTACAAAATCGGTTGAACGATCAATAATTGTTGCTACGTAAGCACCCTTAGTAATCGTCGCTTGAATCTGAACCGCTGCTGCACCCGCACCGTAAGCCCAGTTCAACACAATTGCTGGCTGAGTATTTGTAAGGAAACGAGTCAATTCAGTATTGTTTTCCATAACAAATGTAATTGCACCTGTTGTAGTAAGCGCACCTAAGAAAACAGAATAAGGATTCTGAGTTGACGCGATTCCATAAATAGGTGTAACCGGACGACTCATTGTAAGAGATCCGGTTGTTGAGTTAGAAACCGCTGATCCGCCAATTGAAACAGTTCCTTGCCATACCTGAGTTGGCAATACTGTCGAGAATGACGGTGTCGGTGTTGCAGCACTTGCGCTTGCAAATCCAGTTCCCTTAGCGTCGTATGCCAAAAGTCCGTCTGCTGAGAAATTCAAAGTGAAATCGTGAATTTGAATTCCTGAATACGCGCGAACGTCTGCGGCATAAAAATCTGTAAGGGTGTAAGAAATTGGCTGAGCGTCTGCTGCCGCTACCGCTGAATTCTTTAAACTAATTGTGTGTGTAAATGGTGCGCTTGCGCCCGTTGTAGCAACTGATCCTAAAATACCCGCTAAAGGATAACCAATTGTGTCGGCAAATACTGATCCGCCGAAATCAAATGTGCTACGAGTACGACCCTGCAAATAATTATAACTATTAACAAGCGAGCCACGTAGCCCCATATCGTAAAGCGGATCGATTACGTCTACAGGTCTTACGCTTGCGGCTAGTACCGGAATGAAATCTGTTGGGGTAACTGCGGTTCCCTTTGTAACTTCCTTTGCGATACCTATGTAACTACGTACGGAATTTTGTACTGACATTGGTTCACTCTCCTAATTCTGAGTCTGACGCGGCAGACGGGGTTGGTGTTGGTGTTGTTGGTTTGACTTTCGCGTCGTCGAAAGACTCTCCGGGTTTTAGAATGACGCCAAGCGTAGGGTACTCTCGCACGTCGCTTCCTTCGTTTGTGATCTTCATTATTGCTCCTATGCTTGGATCATTTCGGTTACTTCAAACCGGATTTGGCACCACGTTTCCGTAGTACCACCATCCGTTGTGGTAGGTGTGCCGTATGTCGTACTTATTGACGGTTCCGCACCCTGCCAAACTATTGTCCCAGTTGTATCCCCAAAATTATGATCCGCACGTAAATAATCTTTAATTGTGTCGATCAATTCATCAAAATTTTCCATAGCAAGTTCCGCTGTGCGCTCGCTTGAATGATGAAAAACTTGTAACGCTACGCCGTAATCAATTCGTTTCCATCCGCTATGCGCGCCCCCGATAGCAATACGCGATTCCATTTCCGATTCAATAAATACCACAGCCGCGGCACGTGATAACTGTCCGGGCTGAGAATTCACTTGAAAATTAATACGCTTAGGAAACGAAGTAAAAATTTGATTCAAGCCGGAAAGATAACCATTACTGATATACAGCACAATTTGATCGCGTACGGCTTTTCTACTCATTATCGAATTCTTCGGTAAGGTTTTAAAAGACTAATCGCCATGTCCATGTCGTTAGAAATATTTTGTGAATTAGGAAATGCCGCGCTTGGTGAAGTCGTAACAGCCATAGTCATTGAATTATCTCCACGCGTTTTTAGCATAGCGGTAGTAACAAGTATAGCCGCTTCCTTAATAGCCGCAGGAAGCGCAGAAATTGAAACACCCGCTAAATGAGAATAAGTGAGTGGGCTGACTAACGGTACGGTTGTTGATCCAAATGTATAAGTGCTGGCTACCGTAACGTTTTCCGAATTCATTCCGTCATAAATCTTTAGTTGTTGTCCCGCTGTAATTCCGCTTGCATTAATTACGGTTAGCGTACTTTGCGTTGCTGTCGCGCTTACGATTACCGTATTCACATAACCATTGACATAGGTATAACGTACAAATACCTGCGCGCGCGCGTTAGACGGAAACCCGAACGCAAGTGGTCCTTGTGAAGTAAACGCATTAGAAAAAGACGCAATAGGAAAAATAACCTGCTGAGATTCTAACCATGCTACCGACGGATCTTGCGCTGTTGTTAAATTATTTGGATCTGTCCCGTATTCAATATTAGTTACAGCAATAATTGGCGCGTTGTTAGGGTGAAACCTAATCGTCCCGTCCGCGCTGATACGGCAACGTTGCTGTTCCGTCTCTGTCGTAGCAGATAAAATTTGATTACAATGCGTGTCAATCCATGAAGAGGCACGAGTAATAACATTAGTTAATTCTGAATCTTGAATATCCGGATCTGTGGAATTAAAAACTAGGTTATCAATATCAATAGCGGTTGGCGCGTTTTTAAATTCGTCTAGCGTCAAATAAGGCTTAGAAAACTGCTGAGTGATGGGCGTAATTGCAGTAGCCATTATTTCTCATTCTCCGTTCCACAGCGTGAACACTTTTTGAACCATGACCCAAACCCGCAATTAGAGCAAGTAAAACCGAGGCTATGATCTACAGTTGCGCCGGTTAAAGACGCTTCAATATATCCTTCACGCTTCATCATTTTTATATGATCCGCGTTTTCTACTTTATAAATACCTTGTTTGTTTACATTATAGCGATAACCGCCAACATCTGTTTGCTTAACTCCGGCGTCCGGAGCGATCATCTTTTTTGCCATTCCATTTCCTTTCTTAACAAAAAGGGACGCGCCCGATATATGACGCGCCCCTTTTTTTATTAAGTTGTTTTGTCGTTTGGGCGAACTATTTGTGCCGTTGTAACATCATCACGATTGTGATTGTTCTCCGGTTGGTGACACCCGCACTCTAAACACATTGTTATGCGTTTACGATTCCTGAAACAATTCCTGACCATGCTGGCGCAGTAGCGAAGAATGTTCCACGGAAGTATGTTGAGAAGTCATATGAGAACTGATTAACAGGCCATTGAATTCCCATGTAATCCTGAACCATGAAGTTTGCCCAGCAATCGCTGACCTCTGTGTCCGGAATTGGAAGCGTGTAAGACATAACAGGAGCAACGCCCTGTGGCAACCATGGGTGAACCATGAGATTAACAGCCTTACCGGTTACTTCATTCTGTAGACCTGTAACAACAGATCCGTATGTAGTTCCACCTGTGCCTGGGTTATCAATTGTCAAACGGTAGTTTGCATTTGAACCTGACTTGATTGCGTCTGACAACTGCTTACGATCTGCACCGTTAAGCAATACTTCATCCGGATCAGCCTTTACAGAGTTGTAAAGGTTAAGGAATACATTTTGGAATTCAACACCCGGGTTAGAAGTTGAGAAAGCAGCATTAACCTGATTAATGTTACCGCTAAGTGATGGGTTTAATAGTGTTGGAAGAATTCCGTCGTATCCTGTTGCGTATGCAGATGTATCTGCTGACGCGCGAGAAGCCGCGGCTCCGGTTGTTGTAAGCGCAGCGTTGTTTCCAGTTACGAGAGATCCCGCACCCTGAATTGTGAATGTACCAGTTCCGCGAAGCGTTCCCTGATACTTGAGGTTAGCCGCACCTGTCGCTGTTCCAACATAGATGTTGTAACCAAGCGCACCTGATACCGCTGTTGCAACTGTGACAGTTAGAACGTCGCCGGAAGCAACTACTGTGTTTGCTTCTGTTCCGAGAATTGACTCACCGAAACCTGCGCCGGAAATACCAGCGTCAGCAGTTACGTTTACGTAATAAGTATTTGCCGCAATTGCTGTCTGTGTGCCTGACGCTACCGGTGAAGCGAGAGTAAATGTAGGTGCTGAAATTGCACCTGAATAACCTGACGCTGTACCGCGAGCCATCAACATCATGCGCTCTTCCATCAACATTGTTGCGTAAAGTGTTGATGTTGAAGATAACTGACGTAGATCTTGGTAACCCATACCTGAGAAATTAGCGTCGAATGAAACGCTGTCAGATAGTGAGTATGAGTTGTAAGGCAACACTAGATCATCTGCCGCGTATGAAATCTTTGGTCCACGCTGATAGTTAATTGATCCAAATGCAGTTGTTGATGATTCTGTAATTCCCGGCCATGTGTTACCTACTCCACCGGTTCCTGTACCTGTGTAACCGAGAATACGCTTTACACGGTGAGAAGTACCGACACCCTTTTTGCGGGGAATACGGTTACGTAGTGGCGTTGGACGTGGTGTAAGCAACTTCGCAGGTGCTTCCAAATCAAATGCCGCGAATGATGTGTTCAGAGGTGATGTAAGGGTAATATCCTTAACAATGTCACCCATTGCACCACGCTGAGCCTGTAGTGCGCCATTTAGCGCGCTTACTGCGTCAGGTGATAGTGACTTATTTGCAATTAGTGATTCGATCTGTGATGTTGGGTCAGCACTTGGTGCTTGTCCCGGTACAGACGTACCACGTGAGAGAGCCTTATTAAGTTCTCCCGAAAATTCTTCAAAGCGCTCTGCTGATTCTCTTGGTGATAGATCACCAAAAAGATCATTTGCGCTTGGCTGATTTAGAGCCAATTTATTTCTCCTTTGTGAGTGTTATTCCGCTGTTGTAGGGGTTGCCGCTTTAGCGTTAAATTCTTTTGCTAATGCGCGATAACCTTCTGCCAACTTGGAATCTGAGGTGGCTGCTGCTTTAGCGTTGAAAATCGCGGCTTTAGTCAGCATTTCGTTTTGTTCTCGATTTCCTGCCTTAATTACTGATCGCTTAGGGCCACCAGCAATTGCGAGAGATTTAGCCACCGCTAGTTCTGTTTCAAGTCGTGCGACCTTATCCTCTGCCGCCTCTTTTGCGGACTTGATTACGTCGATCTCCGTCTTAACAGATTCCGTAGCACTCTTTACGGCTTTTTCTACGATCTCTTCGATCTGCTCATCATTAAGCAGGGTTTCTTCCTTTTCGGAAGAATCTTCTGTTGTTTCTACGGCAGGAGTTTCCTCTACTGCCGGCGCAACTACTTCCTCATTTTCAGCAGACTTTTCTGTTTCATCTGTTGAATCATTTGGAGTAAGTTCTTTTGTTTCCTCTAATTCATGTGCAGCACCGCTACCCGCCGGTCCCTCTTCAGATTCTTCCTCTGCTGTTTCCCCGTACTGCTTTTCTTCAGTAGGTAATTCATATCCGTATTCTTTGCACATTGTTGTGACTTCATCAAAAGCCTCTTTTGCGCTGGCGTAACGTGCCATCATTTCTTCTTGTGAAGGTATCATTTTTGTTTCACCTTCCATTGGCATTGTTTCTTCCTTATTGATTTCCATAGTTACGAGTTCCTCTACTTGAATGAGTGACGATTGACCATTAACAGACTTTGCCAACATAAGTTTGGCATTGGGATTCGCAGGTCGATCGACTAGCGAAACTTCAACGATTATTCCATCAATAATGCGACCGTTAGCCGCTTTGGTATCACGCACTACACGTGGCGATTTAATACCAATTGAAAAACCTTTTAGCACTCCGGTCTCTACCTTTTTTACTGATACCGGCTCTACGACCAAAGTAGTGATGTAGTGACCATCTGCTTTTTGCTCGTACTCTTTTGCAACACCTGCCGCAATAGACGAATGTTGTTCGCGAATATTTCCGCCGGACTTAAACCATTCAGGCATAGCACGATCTAGCCAAGCCGCGTCGCAGATCTGTTGGTCAATATCAATTGAATCATCAGTTGCTTTGCCGTACACCATGAGAGTGCCGTCAGCCTGACGGTCGGCTTTTTCGATTCTAAAATACGAGGTGGTTAAATCATCCATTATGTCTCCTAGTTATGCTGAGTAAGTTACGACTACGACGCCAGCGGCAGTTTGCGCGGCAGAAATTGCGTAAAACTGATCTCCACCATTCATATAAAAAGTCTGTGATGAAGCGGCGGCAATTGTGCGCCCAATAGTTGCGCCGGTAGCCGTAATAGTTTTGTCACCGACAAAAATAGAAGCAGAGTGACCGTTATAAATTGTCACCGGTACTAATCGTCCTGCACCCTCTTCAAGATCAACAATAAGGGTTGCCGTTGTCTGAACTTGATTATTAATATGTCTTGTTGCCATTTTTTTCCTTACTGTTGTGGTTCATAGTTACCGGTATCTACATAGGGCGTAAATTTTTGAACTGTTTCTTTCGTAACTTCCTCTAAATAAAATTCAGTATTAGTAATCATCCGCATAAGATTATCGGTCATTTTCCATTGATTGTCCAACCATATTAACTCCGTAACCTTTTCGTTATTGTCGTCTACTACTAATCGATAGACGGATTTAATATCGTTATAAAAACCTACTTTGTAATAAAAACGGCTGTAGGTCATTTTTCAGATCCCGTAGGCGCTTGCCACGTGATAACGGCAGGAATGGGTTCGGCCACTACCGGATTT